TGTCACTAGCATCTCAATCACTAACGCTGGTCTTGGATACACCGTGGCACCTACAGTCACAATCGGATCCACACTTGGTGTCACAACCATTGCAACAGCAACGGCTACCATTACATCTGGTGTAGTGAATTCTGTTACCATCACTGATGGTGGTGGTTACTACTCTGAACCACCAGTTGTTATCTTTGAACAACCAAAGATTTCCAAAGAGTCAATAAATGTCTCTTCTTATGAAGGTGATTATGGAACGATTGTTGGATTCGGAACTACAACTGTTGGTAGTGAAACTAGAATAATCTTTGATCTCTTTATTGATCAAGGTTCATTCTTGAGAGATACTAATATTGTTGGTTCAGCAATTACGGTTAGTGGTATCTCAACTGGTGATTTCTTCACTGTGTATAATAGTAACATTGGAGATGGGTCATTTACCGCACTAGCAAATGATAATACAACAGTTGTTGGTACTACAACTAGTTTTGTTGATGGTATCTGGTCTGTCAGAGATCATCAAACATTAACTACTAATGTAATTGGTATTGGTAGTACGGTGGTCAGAAGAGTATTCTGTAACATCTCTGGTGTCAGCACAGTTTCATTCTCATCTACTGCATTGTCATTTGACTCATCACTGTTTACCTATGATTCACAGTTGGTTGAGGTATTCACTGGTGGCATTTCATCGTCCTTCAACTTCGGTAAATTTAGCTGGGGTAGAATACAGTTTGAACCAAGAACAAGTCCTAGAGAGTATAACTCATACAATGATAACGGTTATATTGGTATTTCAACAGCGGGTCTTGTCCAAAGATCAAAACCATTGAAGTTTGTTAATTACATCTAAATAACTAAACGGAAAGATCTGTAGAAAATGTCTAAACTAGGTATCAACACTGGTTCAACCCCTAATGATGGAACTGGTGATAATTTGTTATCTGGTGCTATAAAGATAAATTCTAACTTTGATGAGCTATATACGGCTCTTGGAGATGGTACTACTCTTGGCACCCCAGTTACTAGTATCGTTGCTGGAACTAATGTTTCTGTGAGTTCCAGCACAGGTGATGTGACAATCAATGCAACTGGTGGTGGTAGTGGTAGTATCAATGGTATTACCATCAAGGAAGAAGGGTCTACTGTAGGAACTGCAACCAGTATCACATCAATCAACTTTGTTGGAGCTGATGTTACGGCAACTGCAACTGGTCAAGATGCCACTATTACAATTTCTTCCTCAGGTGGTGGAGGTGGTGCTGGTGGTATTGATGTTCAGGATGAGGGTGTTGCACTAGCTACAACTGCAACTACATTAAACTTTGTTGGTGATGGTGTAGTTGCATCAGGAACTGGAGTAACTAAAACAATTACCATTTCTGGTGGTGGAGGTAGTGGAGTTGGTGGAACGTGGACAACATATGATTCCAATACAGGCATTACTACCACTAAGAAAGTTAAGATTCAGAATGACTTAGAAGTCACTGGTGTAACTACTTCTACTGGTGGTTTTTCTGGCAACCTCACTGGTAATGTGACTGGTAATGTGACTGGTAATGTGACTGGTAATGCAGACAGTGCTACTCTCGCTACTAATGCACAAGGTCTTACTGGAACTCCAAACATCACAGTTGGAACTGTTGCAGGAACAAATGCTACTTTCAGTGGAAATGCAACGGTATCTGGAGTATCGACTTTCACAGGGGATGTCAGTTTAGGAAGTAGTATTAGTCTAGGTGATGGTAAAGCCATCATGTTGGGTGCTGGTCATGATCTTCAGATCTTACATACTGGATCTCATAGTGTAATTAAAGATGTTGGAACTGGTAATCTAAACGTCAATGCTAGTCGTCTCTTAATTACCAATTCTGATGGATCTGAATATCTAGGAAAGTTTGATCAAGATGGTGGAGTCGAACTCTACTATGACAACAACAAGAAGCTTGAAACTGCTAGTGATGGTGTAAATGTCACAGGTGGTTTAACTGTCACTGGTGAGGTCACTGGGGGTCGTATCAAGGTTGTAGGTATTGTCACTGCGACTAGTGCAATTATTGGAGCAGGTTCATCTGTTGATGGTGTCGAGACACCCATGATGACACTGACACACAACAACCCAACAGTTGCTGGTACATCTGGAACTACTGGCCAATTCAAACAGATTGGTAATGCTCCGTTCTTTTATGATGGAACTGCTTGGAGAGAGTTTGTCCTTGCTACTGGAACACCAGTCACAAGACGAGAAGATAGTGATTGGGATAATGTAATTCTTCGTTTGGACTTTGAAGATAATACTACTGACATTAGTCAAATTGAAAACATAAAGGTTCTTGGAAACGGACTCGATCAATCACCAGATCTCACTGAACCCACTGAAGTTGATTTAGTTGGATCTCCAGTTAAATATGGATCTAAGGCATTAAGATTTACTGGTGAGACAGGCAACTGGCCATTTGCATGGCAAAACAGACAGACCGGCACCAATGATGTGTTATTTGACTTTGAAGGTGCCTGGACGATTGAGATGTGGATCTACATATCTGATCTACCAGGAGTTAGTGTAGTATATCCAATCATATCTCAAAGTGAGATTGATAATACCCCCGAAAATGATTGGGCACTTATTTTGATGTACAACGGAGTTGGTTCAAGTTACTTGTTTAGATGGTACAATAACCAAGCTGGCGATCTTCCTAGTGATACTACCCCTGGAACGATTATTGGAATAATTGATTCTAGTAATCTACAGAATCAGTGGGTTCATATTGCTCTCGTTAGGGATGGTAGTGATAGTTCAATGCACTTTTATATAAATGGGACTGAACAACAATACACAAATGGCATCACTAGTAGTCTTATCGATAGCACAATTACATGGGGTGGGACTAGTAGTTATCTATCTTTTGGATATCATTATTACATCGCTGGTTCAACTGAACGTTACTGCCCAATGGTGATAGATGATGTCAGGATATCTAAATCTGAAAGATATACTGCCAACTTTACTGCACCAACGGAAGCATTACCAATTGCTGGAACCGCATCTACAGTTTATGTACCACCAGGTAGCAAACAAGGTGAAATTGGACTTGGAACTTCTCCAACGTGGACTGGAATGAGTGGAGTCACTGCTTCACGAATTGCATCAGGTCATTACAGAGCCACATTTTCTTCCAACTTTACCAATGCTAGTGATTATGTCATCACTACCAGTATGAATGACCATATACCTTCAACTACAGCTGTTGGTATTGGTGTTACTAGATATACCACACATGCTGACTTCATTGTAACTAGAGTGAGTGATAGTGTCGGCATAGATTCAGGTAGTCTGGCAATCAATCTCATGAAAAAGTGATCTTTATCCTTAATAAATAACAAAAAAGTCCAAATAAAATGGCAGCGATAATCACTGATCAACTTCGTATTTTGAATGCTAGGAATTTCGTAGCAGGGGTTCAATCCTCTACGAATTCCTATTATGCGTTCATTGGTCTTCCGAACGCCACGGATTATCAGTCCACTTGGGACACAACACCACCGTCTCCTAAAGACAATCTCAATGAGTCTAATGACTATTGGGATACAATGTTGGCAATGAAGAAGATTAACACTTCTGATGTTAGTCAAGTTATTAGAAAGAATGTCTGGTCATCTGGTGTGACTTATGACATGTGGAGAAATGACATTAGTAGAGATAAACCATCTCTTCCTTCTGGTTCTTTTGACATCTATTCAGCAAACTACTATGTGATGAACTCTGACTACAGAGTTTACATTTGTCTCTACAATAACGCCACTGTTGAAAACAACTTCCAAGGTGGTCCTTCTATTGATGAACCCACATTTACGGACTTAGAACCAAGAGCTGCTGGTTCAAGTGGTGATGGATATATCTGGAAGTATCTTTATACTATTAAACCAAGTCAAGCAATTAAGTTTGATTCTACAGATTACATTCCCGTACCATCTGATTGGTATGATGTTGGGTCTGATAATGCTGCAATGAGGCAAAACGCCTCTACAAGTGGTCAACTTAAGATTGTAACTGTAAGAAATCGTGGTGTTGGACTGGGAACAGCCAATATTACTTATACAAGAGTACCAATTCAAGGTGATGGAACTGGTGCAGAGGCTACTGTAGTCATCAACAACGACTCAAAAGTCGAATCTGTTACAATTTCCAGTGGTGGATCAAATTACACCTTCGGAACTGTCGATCTTGAGGCTGGTGGAGTTCCAACAGGAGCTACAAAACCAGTTTTTAACGTAATTATCCCTCCAAATGGGGGTCACGGATACGATATTTACCGAGAATTGGGCGCTTTCAATGTTCTTTCTTATGCTAGATTTGAAAATGACACCGAAAATCCCGATTTTATCACTGGAAACCAGTTTTCGAGGGTTGGATTGGTCGAAAATCCAACAGCTTACAACTCTAGTTCACTTCTGAACCTCGATAAAGCCAGTGCAGTCTACGCTTTGAGACTTACTGGAGTCGGTTACAGTTCAGCTGTATTCACACCAGACGATTATGTCACTCAAACTGTTGGTTTGGGATCAACAGCCGTCGGTAGAGTCGTTGCTTATGACCAAACCACTGGAGTTCTCAAATTATGGCAAGATAGAACTAACGCAGGGTTCAATTCTGACGGTACTTTAAACTCTGATCCGATTTATGGATTCAAAGCTCATAGATTTACCTCCGAAATCTTAAGTGGTGGTAATTTTACAATCGTAGGTGGGTCAGTCAATCTCGGGATTGACACTGTGTTTACAGGTGTAAGTACAGTAATAAATAATAGGACATATTACTTGGGTCAAAGCTTTACTTCTGGTGTCGCACAACCAGAAGTGGAGAAGTATTCTGGAAATACCATCTTTGTTGACAATAGACCTTCTGTCACAAGGTCTTCATCCCAGAAAGAAGACGTAAAGATCATCTTGCAATTCTAATAAGAAATCATGCCACAGGAAACTAACCTTAACGTTGCTCCTTATTTTGACGACTTTGATCCGCAGAGTAACTATTACAAAGTTCTCTTCAAGCCAGCGTATCCAGTTCAAGCAAGAGAGTTAAATAACCTCCAATCCATTCTTCAAAATCAAATTGAAGACATGGGAACTCACTTCTTCAAGGAAGGAGCTAAGGTTATTCCTGGTCAACTGACCTATCTGCCTAATTTTTATGCAGTTCAGATTGAACCTGAGTTTTTAGGTATTCCTGTAGATCTTTACCTGAAACAACTGGTCGGTAAGAAGATTACTGGTGCCACTTCTGGTGTCACTGCTGAGGTTGTTACATATATCACCGATCAAGAGTCAGAAAATGGTAATTTTACCATTTATCTTGATTATTATGAGTCAAGTACTTCAGATAACTCGACTCGTACCTTCAATGACAATGAAGTTCTTCTGACTAATGATAATATTACCTTCTCAACCACCTTTATTGCCGCTGGAGAAGGGTTTGCTAAGAGTTTGACCACTGGATCTAACCGTGTTGGTTCAGCTTTCGCTTTGAGTAATGGTGTTTACTTCCTGAGAGGTTTCTTTGTTGATGTTGAGGACCAAATCCTCATTCTTGACCAGTATGGTAACAAACCAAACTACAGAGTTGGTCTTAATGTTACTGAAAATCTGGTTTCTTCTGATATTGACCCAAATCTGAACGATAACGCTAAAAATTTCACGAATTATACGGCTCCTGGTGCCGATAGACTTGAAATTTCCGCTGTTTTAGCGAAAAAAGACAGAAATGACTATAATGACCAGAATTTCGTCCAACTGGCTGAAGTCCAGAACGGTATTCTGAGAGAAATTAACACTGGAACCGATTATAACATTCTCGGTGACGAATTAGCGAAGAGAACCTTCGATGAATCGGGTCATTATTATGTAAAAGAGTTTGTAACCACTGTTAGAGAGAGTTTAAACAACGGAATTGGAAATAGAGGTATCTATAATGCCAATCAGACCACTTCTAATGGTCAAGCCCCAAGTGAAGATAAAGTTGTCTATAAAGTAGGTCCTGGTAAAGCCTATGTCAAGGGATATCCAGTAGAAACTAGAGGTCCAACGTTTTTAGACGTTCCAAAAGCAAGAACAACCAAACTTATTACTGATCAGTCAGTCAATTTTGGTTTTGGACCAACATTTACCGTAAATAACGTAACTGGAGCTCCAACTTTAGGATTTGACAGTACAAATGTCATAAGTTTGAGAAGTGAAAGAGTTGGAGCTGGTGCAACAGCCAAAGCTGGTAAAGAAATCGGTGTTGCTAGAGTTTATGACTTCGTTTTGGAAACTGGTTCATATGAAGTCGCCAATAAACCACTAAATCAATGGGATTTAACACTTTTTGACGTTCAGACATATAATGAACTCGAAGTAAACACAAATACAACACTTACTATTCCAACCTTCATTGAAGGTGAGTCAAGTGGTGCTACTGGATATCTCAGATACGCTGTATCTGCTGGAACTGCATTTACTGCATATAACGTCACTGGTACTTTCTCTCTTGGTGAGAGATTGAAATTTAATGGCGAAACTACCAATGGTAGGACACTTATTGACCAAACCGCTTATGAAACATCTGACGTTCAGTCAGTTTATAGTATTGTAGGTTCTGCTGCCACATTCACAGCTGATCTCATCCCACAAACTTCAACAGTTATTGGTATTGCTTCTATTTCGGCTGCTAGTGGTGGTATTTCCACAGTTACTAACCCTGTTTTCAGCTTTCCTGGAATCGTAACGACTGGTAATCTGGTTCGTTATTCAGACCCAACTGCAAGTTTCCCATCACTCGCTAGAGTCACAGACGTACAAACTAGTCAGATCAGTATTGCACCTGTCCAATCAGTCACGGCCTTTATTGATGGAAGTCTTCCAACTTCCAATCTTAGTGTAACTGACTTTGAAGTTGTTGAAGCAAGAGTTCAAAGAAACTCAGTCAGTAGTGGTAACCTCTCAGACAATCAGTCTCTCTTCTCGGTATTCCCTAAGAAGATGATTCAGAATGTTGATCTTACCAAGACTAATCTGGTAATTAGAAGACAATTTGATGTTCAGATTACAGACGGTTCAACTGCAACAATAACCGCGGATCCTGGTGAAGTATTCTTACCATTCGACGAAGAGAGATATAGTTTGATCAATGATGCTGGAGAACTTGAAGTTCTGTCAGCTGATAGATTCACATTCGCTGCTGGAAGTAATCAGATTACCATTAATAATCTGTCTAACGACGGTTCAGCTAAACTCCAAGCAACACTTCGTAAGTCTGGTATTACACCTAAAGTTAAAACTAAAAAGGTAGTACAAATCTTGGATTTGACGAAGTCTATCAATCCTCAGTCTGGTGTTGGTGCTGGGTCTTCAACCATAGGAGATGGTTTGACATATGGTGATTTTCCATATGGTACAAGAGTTCAAGACAGGCAAATCTGTATGAACATCCCAGATGCCATTATGGTTTATGGTATTTTCCAAGGAACTGGAGAAGAAACACCAACTGCACCTTCGATGGTTCTTGCATCGATGGACGGTCCAACAAATACCACAAATGATCTTATCATTGGTGAAGAGATTGTTGGTTCTGTCAGTGGTGCTAGAGCTCTATATGTTACAAGATTGACAGACTCAACCATTGAGTTCATTTATAAGAATAGAACACCATTTGAATCTGGAGAAGTTATTACATTCTCTGATTCTGGAGTAAGTGCTGTAGCATCGTCACTTACTATTGGAAGCCAAAATGTCACTGATTTCTTCGATCTTAAAACTGGTCAAGAGAAGTCTATGTATAACTTCTCTTTCCTTGAGAGAAGAGATGGAGCAGCTATCCCAACCAATAGGTTGAGAGTCTATTATATGAGTGCTGAGTATGACCCCTCAGATACTGGTGACATCACAGTTTGTAACTCATATAATGATTTTGATTATAGTGCAGATATTAATAGTGTTGCTGGATTTAGAAACACTGATCTTGTAGATGCTCGTCCTAGAGTTTCAAAATACACTGTAGGAACTGGAACTAGATCTCCGTTTGAATTCTATGGTAGACAGTTCAATGGTGGTCAACATAGTTCTAAGAATATCTTAGCTTCTGATGAGTCAATCTCTTGCGACTACAATTACTACCTCGGAAGAATTGATAGAATCTATATTGATAAAGATGGCATCTTTACTGTAAAACAGGGAGCTCCTGCTGACATCCCATCAGAACCCAAGGGTATCTCTGGTGCGATGAATGTTGCTAATGTGTATCATGAACCATACACTTTAGATGTTAAAAATGTAAGAACTGAATTCATCAATCATAAGAGATATCAAATGTCTGATATCTCTAAGTTAGAACAGAGAATTAAGAATCTTGAGTATTACACTTCTCTTAATCAACTCGAATCAACTACACTGAATCAGTTCATTCCAGATGCTAATGGACTGAATAGATTTAGATCTGGTATCTTTGTTGATAACTTTGGTTCATTGGATTCTCAAGATTTAGACATTGGTGCTAAAAATAGTATTGATAGAAGAGAGGGTATCCTAAGACCATCTCACTATACGACCGCATTTAACCTTCAGGTTGGTAACACTTCAATTGCTGGCATTGGTACAACAACTAGAGCCAACCAAGACTCTAGGTTCGCTGAACTTCTTGGTACAAATGTAAGAAGAAGTGGTCAGATGGTCACTCTAGACTACACAGAACAGTCATGGTTGAGACAACCATTTGCTACTCGTTCTGAGAGTGTTACTCCTTTCCTGGTTCAATTCTGGGAAGGAGTCATCACATTTGATCCAACTGTTGATGTTTGGATTGATGTCAATAGAATGGAACTTAGAGACGTTCTGATGGAAGGTTCATTCCAGGGTGTTGCTGAAGCTATGAGAGCCGAAATCACAACACATGAAGATGGATCTAGATCTGGTCTTTCACCTGTTATTTGGAAAGCATGGGAAACCACTGGTGTTGACGTTTCCTTTAGTCTTAGTTCTTCTTCAAGTACTAGTACCTCTGGTGGTTCTAGACAAGGAACCTTGGGTGAGTTCAACTCAATGAGAGGATCAAATCGTTCACCAAGTCGTGGTGTACCTGGATCATTCCGAGTTGGTACAGAAACTTCAACCACAACTAGTACAGTTTCTGGTACAGTTGGAGTCAATCTCAATCAGAGAAGACAGGGTACTCAAACTACTGTAACTGAACAAATTGATACTTCATCACTCGGTGATAGAATTGTGAGTCGTGAAGTTATTCACTTCATGAGAGCTCGTAACATTCAGTTTACTGCTAAGAGCATGAAACCATTCACACGAGTTTATGGTTTCTTCGACAATGTCGATGTCAACAGGTTCTGTATGCCAAAACTGGTTGAAGTAACAATGGTTGATGGAGTCTTTGAAGTTGGTGAAGCTGTTGGTGGATTAATGCCTTCATCACTTACTGAATCATCAACGACAGCTGATAATTCGATACAACCAGCTATTGTATTCAGAGTTGCGGATCCTGTTCACAAATTTGGTCCATATAATGATCCAAGAGATGTATTTGATAGAAACCCATATGATAGAAATAACGTACTCCCAACCGCTTACACAGAAAGCACCACAATTCTGAACGTTGATACATTCTCACTTGCATCTGAAGAATCACCACAATTCCAGGGATTCATCGCAGAGGGTATGGTTCTCCGTGGTGTTAACAGTGGTGCTGAAGCCGTTGTTACTAATGTAAGACTCGTCACTGATCGTGTTGGTACATTGATTGGTTCATTCAGAGTTCCAAGTTCTGCCGACCCAGAAGCTCCTGTGTTTGAAACAGGAAATAATACTTTTAGACTGACCTCAAGTGAGACGAATAGTTTTGTAGAAGGTCTGGTCACAACGTCAGCTCAAGACAACTTCTATTCACAAGGTGATACTGACAATACTCAGGAAGTTACATTGTCCCTGAGAAATGCTAGAGTCGAACACGACGACAGTTTCGTCGAAACTAGAACAATTGGTGATACCGCTTCATCTTCCACAACATTCACCTCTGGATCTTCAACCAGAACTACTGGTGAATATACTGACCCTCTGGCTCAATCCTTTATTGTTGATGATGAGACTGGTGTATATCTGACTGGTATTGATCTGTACTTCCAAGAGAAACCTCTCGACTTTGATGTACCAGTTACAGTACAAATTCGTGAAGTTGAACTTGGTACACCAAGTCAGAGAATTTTACCATTCTCTGAGGTTAACATGGATCCAGATGATATCACAACTTCTAATGATGCTAGTGTATCTACTAGATTTGAGTTTGAATCTCCAGTTTATTTGAATGGCCAAAGAGAATATGCTATCGTTATTCTCTCCAACTCTACTGAATATAGAGTATGGACTTCAAGACTTGGTGAGGTAGATATTTCATCTGTTGGTGGAGACGAGGCTAATCAGATTCTCGTTACAACACAGAGACTTCTGGGTTCATTGTTCAAGTCACAGAACGCTTCTACTTGGACACCTTCTCAGTATGAAGATCTTACGTTTGAACTGTATAGAGCTGACTTTGTACCTCAAGGTTCAGTTCAACTCTTTAACCCACCACTTGCAACTGATTTGGAAGTTATTCCAAATAATGCAATTCAATCATTTGATCAAACAGTCAGAGTTGGATTTGGAACTACAACATCTGAAACTGGTCTTGAACCAGGTATGACTATCTCCCAGAGATTGACTGGAGCTACTGGTAAGTTCGTTGGTTATGGTGGTTCAGCCGCTCAGATGACTCTTGATATCGTGAACGCTGGAGTTGGTTATACACCTTCTTCTGGACCTTTCACCTTTACTGGTGTGGCTATGACTTCATTGAGTGGTCATGGTGTTAACGCTACAGCCGACATTTACATTGAGAATGGAGTTGCTGTTGGAGCAACCATCAACGCTGGTGGTCTTGGGTATCAGGTTGGTGATATTCTTGCACCAATATCAATCGGTTCGGGACTTGGTGAAGGGATCAAGGTTTCTATTTCAACCATTCATGGTAATAATGAACTAACAATTTCTAATGTTCAAGGAACATTTGGTACAGGTGCTGGACAGATTCTTGATTATGTAAACGCTTCTGGTATCACAACAATCTTCAACTTTGCTGATGATAACAGTGGAATGGTTCCTACATCTCCAATCAATGTAATCAGCAATGGTGATATCCTGAAGGTCAATCAGAGAAACCATGGAATGTATTCCAACACAAACTTTGTAACTCTGAGAGGTATCAGACCCACTTTAGCCCCAACCACTCTTACCGCAGCATATGCTAGAACGGCTACTTCAGTTATTTCAGTAGCTAGCACAACTGGATTTAATGAATTTGAAGGTGTTGGTGTTGGAGCCAGTAATCCTGGATATATTGTGATGAACAATGAAGTTATCCAATATACTGGAGTAACTAACTCCAATCTCACTGGTATCACAAGAGGTATTGATAGTACAAACATCGTCAATCATGCCAATGGTAATATCGTTTATAAGTATGAGTTTAATGGTGTCTCACTGAGAAGAATTAACAAGACTCACAGTATGAACACTGTTGATGTTGATGAACCAAGAGATACTGATTTCTATAAACTCAAAATTGATATGAGTACAAATGGAACTGACAGAACTGCTGGTATTTTCCCAAGATTATCCTTCAATAAAACTGGTATAGGTGGTGGAGACCAAATGAGAGGAACATATAATGTTCCCTTCTCACAAGTCATCCCTAACATCAACACAATTACTCCAACTGGAACTGATATTGAACCAGCCATGAGAACAGTCTCAGCTACTAGTATTAGTGGTAGTGAGGGTTCATTTGTAGATCAAGGATTTGAAAGAATTTCTCTGGATCAATCAAATTACTTCGATAGTCAGAGAATGGTTTGTTCACCAATCAATGAACAAACATTCCTGGATGAACTTCCAGGTAATAAGTCTCTGACAGTAAGTCTCAATATGGCTACTGACGATACGAGAATCTCACCAGCTATTGATCTTGATCAAGTTGCTGTGACATTTATCTCTAACAGAGTAAACCAACCAATCTCCAACTACGCTACTGACTCTAGAGTAGATCTGGTTGGAACTGATCCAAACAAGTTCATGTATGTGACTCAAAATATCACATTAGAAAATCCAGGGACAGCAATTCAAGTTTATCTTGACGCATACTTGACCGAATACTCAGATCTTCGTATGTTCTTTGCAACTGATCAGGGCGATGTGGATGTAAAAGATGTTATCTTTACTCCATTCCCAGGAAATGGAAACTTCGCACCAAATGGTTCTGTCATTAGTCCAACTAACAATAATGGAAGTCCTGATGGAAAAATGGTTAAGTCTGACAACTTAACTCAGACTCCAGCCATAAATGACTTTAGAGAATATAAGTTCTCTATCGATAACCTCCCAGCATTCAGTTCTTTCAGAATTAAGTTGGTTGGTACATCAATCAACCAGGCAAGTCCACCAATGGTTAGAAACTTCAGAGCATTAGGATTAGCATGACCCTTATTCCAGTAAAAGGCCACAAAGGTCTATTTCGTGATAGTGAAACTGGAGCTATTGTCAACAATAACTCCAACGATTATCAAGCCTACATCACTAACAGAGATAAACTCCTCTCCGAAAAGGAGAGGATTGACAAACTTGAATCTGATATTGGTGATATCAAACGTATGTTACAACAACTAACAAATGGCCAATAATACTATCACTTTTAATCCTGACGGTAACGCGGAAGCGTATGGAGTCAATTTGGTCATCAGCACTAGATCTGATTTCACATCAACCTTCAAGGTTTTGAGACCAGACAAATCTAACTTTGATTTCACTAGTTACACTGGATCATCTCAGATGGCCAAATCCGTATCTATTGGATCAAGTATGGGTGATGCTGGAAAATTCACTGTTGGATTTACAAGTGTCACTGGTGGTGAATTTAAACTGACAATGCCAAAGGGAAAAACAGGTAACTTAAAACCTGGGAGATATGTTTGGGACATTCTTGTGAGTTCAGGAAGTACAGTTTATAGACTGGCTGAAGGTAACGTTACCGTTGTATCAGGAATCTCATCAGCTCTCTAAATAGTAAAAAGCTATAGTTATATAAATGGCGCAGCCTTCCTCTAGACAAGAATTGATTGACTACTGTCTGAGACAGTTGGGTGCCCCTGTAGTTGAAATTAATGTCGCCGATGAACAAGTTCAAGACTTATTGGATGACGCTATTCAACTGTTCCAAGAAAGACATTTTGACGGGGTTATTCAGACTTTTCTGAAATACGAGATCACTCAGGCAGACGTTGATAGAGCCAAAGCCGTTCCTCCAGGAGCTCCAAGTGGAAGAGGATCAGTTGGTATGGCTTCCACGTCAGCTACCACCAGTATTGAAGGCACGAGTACAACCTTCACTTACTACGAAAATAGTAATTATCTTCAAGTACCTCCAGACGTTATTGGTATCAATAAAGTATATCAGTGGGATGCCCTGATGGGTATTGATTCCAGAAACATGTTCAGTCTGAAGTATCAGATGTTCCTCAATGACATGTATTACTGGGGTACTACTGATATTCTTTCATATTCAATGGCCAGAGGTTATCTGGAGACACTAAACTTCCTCCTGAATACTCACAAAGCAGTTAGATTCAATCAGAGACAAGATAGATTATATCTTGATGTGTCATATGATGACTTAATCGTAGGTGATTATCTGATCCTTGACTGTTGGAAGGTAATGGATCCTAGTGATTTCAACAGAGTATACAATGATCCATTCCTGAAGAGGTATCTCACAGCATTGATCAAGAAACAGTGGGGACAAAACTTAATCAAGTTTCAGGGTGTCAAATTACCTGGTGGTATTGAGTTCAACGGTAGACAAATCTATGATGATGCTCAAGCCGAACTCGATAAGATCGAAGAGAAAATGATGAGTACATACGAGGTTCCACCTCTTGATCTTATCGGGTAAGATGTTATGCTTAATCCATATTTTCTCAATGGTTCTAAGAACGAACAGAACCTAATACAGAGCCTAGTAAACGAACAGCTCAAAATGTATGGGGTGGAGGTATATTATCTCCCAAGACAGTATGCGACCGAGAAGACGATAATCAAAGAGGTTATCGAATCGAAGTTTGAACATGCCTATCCACTTGAGGCATATGTCGATAGTTATGAAGGATTTGGTGGTCAGGGAACACTCTTGTCCAAGTTTGGTATTATGGAGAAAGATGACCTGACATTGGTCGTCTCAAGAGAGAGATTTTCAGAGTATATTTCACCCTTCATGAAAGACATCCCCAATATGAAGGGTGTCACTCACAGACCAAGAGAGGGTGATCTTATCTGGTTTCCACTTGGTGAGAAACTTTTTGAAATTAAGTATGTTGAACACGAACAACCCTTCTATCAGTTAGAGAAGAACTACGTCTATCAACTGAAGTGTGAGCTCTTCAGATATGAAGACGAAGTTATCGATACTGGTGTAGAGGATGTTGATGATGAGATTACAGAGGTAAGCACAGGATATACTCAAACCTTAACTGTTGTTGGTGTCGCATCTGATGCTTTGGCTACAGCTACTCTTTGTAGTGGTGGATCTGTAAACAAGATTTCCATCACCAATATGGGCAATAATTATAATATTGCTCCTATTGTGGCATTCAGTTCAGCACCTTCTGGTGGTGTTACTGCTACTGGTATTGCGACAATTACAACTGAATATGTTGGATGTAATGGTCCAGGATCAGGAAAAGTTTATGATATTTTCATAACTAATGCTGGTTGTGGTTATACAATACCACCTAAGATTACACTAGAAACCCCAACTGGATATACTGGTGCTGGAGCTGCAGCTACTACAGGAATCAGTACAACTGGTTCAGTACAGTTCGTCACTGTAACCTATGGTGGTAGTGGTTATATCACTCCACCATCAATTGGTATCTCCACACCAAAACATGTTGGAGCAGCTGCCACGGCAGTTCTCGATATTCCATCACAGGTAGGAGCTGGTGTAAGTGTTGTTTCTGCACCAATCAGTATCGGAGCATCATCACACCTGTTCCCATACGGGACAACTGGTGGTGTCTATTATAAGACAGCTCCAACCGTTACGTTTGGAGCTCCATCTGGAACTGGAAATGCTGCTCTTGGTACTGCCACTATTGATGACTTCGGTCTATATGGAGGAACTGTACAGAGTCTGGCAATCACTACAGAAGGTAAGTTCTATACCTCAGCCCCAACAGTAACAATTAGTCATCCTGGATTCTCATATGCTTCAGCTACAGTTGATATCGGTGGAGGTATTGATGGATCGGCGATCAATCCATCACTGACAGCATTCTCCACCACAGGAAGATCATATACAACTGCACCAACTGTTGCAATCAATACTACAGGGACGATGACAGCTCCAACAGTGAGAGCTGTTGGTATTGCTACGATTCATCCAATTACAGGTATTGTTACCGCAATCTCGTTCGATCCAGCAGACCCATGGGCTGTTGGAACGGGAGCAACAATTGGTTTCGGATACACCGTTGCACCTTCTATTAGTTTCTCTGGTAATCCCTCACCAGTTCGAGCCACAGCAACAGCTACAATATCTGTCGCTGGTACAGTCACAGCACTCTCCATTGGTAATAGTGGATTTGGTTATCAATCTACTCCCACTGTTAGTATCTCTGCACCAGCTGGTGTCACTACACAGTTTACAGCAACTGGTATTGCAACAATTAGATTTGATTCAATCAAAACAACTGGAACGATTGGAATCTCCACAACAATTGTCACTGGTATAAACACTACCAACATGGTTGTTGGAGATAGAATTAGAATAGGAACTGGTTATAGTGAATACTACAATCCAGATCTCCAAGTTTTCCCAGATGTTACCTTCGTAACTGGTATCGGAGCTTCCACTCTGACAATCAGTAAGACAACTACCAACGTTGGAATTAGAACAGCCATCGTTGAAGTTGGTATTCAGAACTGTGGTATTGTCACTGGTATCAATATAACTTATGGTGGTGGTGGATATCTGACTCCACCAGCAGTCACCATCACCAATGACACTGGTGAGAAAAATTATATCGATCAAGTTCTTGGTGTAACCACAGCAACTGCTGGTTCTGTCGTTGGTTCTTCAAGTACGGTAGAGTCTGTATACGTCATCAATGGTGGAGCACATTATGTCCTTACACCAGATGTTGTGGTTGGTGGTATCGGCAACACTAACGGTGGTTCTGGTACATTTGTCTTCAATGAAACCATAATCGGTTCTCAGTCAGGAACTCAAGCTAGAGTTAAGAGTTGGAGTTCTACAGCTAATAGTTTGGAAATTTCTATTGTCACTGGTGACTTCATTGTGGGTGAAAGAATTGTCGGACAAGAATCTGGAGCTGACTATATGATTAGTGCAGTGAATGAAGACGATATAGTTGACACCTTTGCTGACAACGATACCTTCGAGACTGAGGCTGATCAGATTATTGATTTCACCTCCCAGAATCCATTTGGGATGCCTTAACTCTAAATAGTAGCAAATAAACACTAGACTGATGTTTGAGTATTTCTATAATGAGATCTTCAGATCCGTAATCATCGGATTTGGATCAATGTTTAATGGAATTGAGATTCAACATAAGAATGAGGCTGACAATAGTATCAGCACTCTTAAAGTTCCATTGGCATATGGACCTACTCAGAAGTTTCTTGCTAGAATCGAACAACAAGCAAACTTGAACAAGTCAACTCAGATGTCTCTCCCAAGGATGTCATTTGAGTTTACTGATCTCCAGTATGATCCCACCAGAAAGTCAACTCAAACACAACAGTTTGTAGTTAAGAATCAGAGTGGAAGTGAGATTAAGAAAGGATATGTTCCTGTCCCATATAACATGACCATTCAGTTGTCGATCATGACAAAACTGAATGATGATATGTTGCAGATTGTTGAACAGATCTTACCTTACTTCCAACCAGCATACAATCTCCCAATCAACTTCTTAGGTGACTTTAAGGAGAAGAGAGATATTCCCATTCAACTTGATGGGATCACAATGGAAGATGATTATGAGGGTAATTATGAAACGAGAAGAGCCCTCGTATATACTTTGACATTTACAGCTAAGACGTTCCTGTTTGGTCCTCTGTCCGATGTATCAGGTGATATTATCAAGAAGGTTACTGTTGGTTATGTGTCTGGTTCCGCAGGACCAGGTCTCAGAAATCCAGAAAGAGACCTCACATACAGAGTTGTACCAAGAGCTATCCAGGACTATGATGACAGTTATGTCACTACGGTTGCTGAGGACATCGATCTGACAGAGAAAGTTATTGAAGTTGCAGATGCATCTCAACTCTCAGCGGCAACATACATCCAAATTGGTAAAGAAGAGATGTATATTGAGAAAGTCAGTGGTAACAAACTGACTGTCAAGAGAGGTCAAGACAAATCGACGGTCTCTGAACATGTTCTTGGTGCTGGTGTGGCGACAATCACATCCAATGACGCTAACTTCATCGAAGTTGGAGACGACTTTGGATTTGATGGTTCTATTTTCTGAGGTTAATTTATGTCTGATAAGTATGAGAAGCTCGATGAAACCTTCAATGTTGAACCTGTGGAGGTAGAAGTCCAGAAAGAGGACACGAACGCTAAGATTGAGAAGATAAAGTCAGGTTCAGAAGACATCAGAAGAGACTACGAATACACAAGAGGTAACCTCTATTCCATCATCGAGAAGGGACAAGAGGCTATTGATGGTATTCTTGAATTGGCACAAGAGAGTGAAATGCCAAGAGCCTATGAGGTTGCTGGTCAGTTGATTAAAAATGTGGCTGATGCGACTGATAAACTTTTGACACTTCAACAGAAACTCAAGGATGTAGAAGAAGAGAAAGAATCCAAGGGTCCAACCACTGTCAATAATGCACTTTTTGTTGGTTCAACAGCTGAACTTCAGAAATTATTGAAGAAAGGGATTAGTGATAAATAGAAAGAACGGGAGAGAAATCCCAAAGTATTCTTACTAATACCTGACATGTCGCGCGACGAGAATAATAATTTACCTTCATATAGGGATTTCATGGAAAATCCCGATGATTTACCGTCAGTAGAAGAATTTAAAGAAGAGAATCTGCCCTCAGTCGAAGATTTTCTCGAAAAAACTGTAGAAGAAGAGACCCAGACCATCGAAAATTCCGATGGAGAGTCATTTCTGGAAGTAACTGACGTTGTTCAGGCTCCAGAATGGTCGGAATTGGTCCGTTTGGTCAATGATGTAAGAAAAGATATTCCAAAAATACCTGAAATCAGGTATTATGATGATCAATTAGAAGAAATTTGTGCTCAAATTGAACAAATTCAAGGAAATTATGCACAAAGGGATAAAATTGATGTCCTGAGTGTTCAAAATGAGGAATTTGAGGGTAAATTATCTGAAATTGAGTCTAAAATTCCCACGGTCAAGTACTATGACCATGATATTAACTCAATTTATGACAAAATTACCGATATTAAGGAAGAAATCAAGAGTCTTCCAGAGGTAAAATACTACGAAGAAGATCTTGAGTCCCTCAAATCAAGAATTGAACAGGTAAGTGAAGCGATTCCTACCTTCCCTGACTGGATTCAGGAGGTTCAGGAGGTCCCAGACTTCTCTTGGATTGGCAAAACATTCAGTCTCATTGATGATGACTTCAATAAGGTTCAAGGACACCTTGATATCATCAGAGAAAAGATTGATTATCAGGTCAATGAACTCAATGATAACCTTGAGAAGAAAGAATTTGAACTTAGAGTAGATGTAAAGAATCTTACTGAAAACTTTGAACAGACTGTCACAAGTATTGAGGAGACAAAGGATAAACTTTTAAAACAAGTTAAGGATGTTTCTCAGAGAATCTGGGAACAACACCACATATCCAAAGATGATGATAGAAAATTAAAGAAGTCTATTCTCAGTGAACAGAATAAACTCAAACAGTCTCTTAAGAAAGAGATTGAAAGTATCAATGAGAAGAGTGTCAAGGCAGATGAGTCCATTCTTAAGTTCTTTACTGATCTGAAAGAAACTGTCGATACTCTACCTGAGGTAAAGTATTACGATAAAGATGTCTCAAGGATTGACAGTGACATCTCATCTCTCAGAAAAGAACTGAAAGAGTTAACTAAACTCGCTTCCTTAATCAAGACTGAACAGACTGAACTGAAGGAGAACTATCTCCTCAATGAACCACCAGAGGAAAAAGAAAGAGCTTCTGGTCAGGTTGACCCACTGACACCCATTGACCAGAACTTTGCCACACTAGAAGACCTGTCTAACCACTACAGGTTGTTCTTGTCCAGAATCACCACCCAACTCTCTACCATGGGTGGTGGTGGAGCTGGTTTCATCAAAGACCTCGATGATGTTGAGTTTGATGGAACAACAGGTAACAATAAACTTCTCATTTATGACCAGTCACGTTCTAAGTGGGTTGGTATTGCTAGTACGGCAATTGGAGGAAGTGGTGGAGATGCTGATTCTGCATCAAAACTTGTACTTGATGTTAGAAATAACAATATTGGTTATGCCTTAACTATTGGAACACCCGTTTATCAAACAGCATACAACAGTGGACTTGATAGATTAGATGTTGAAGAATCAAGAGCATCTAACTCAGTAACAATGCCCGCAAAGGGTGTTGTGAGTGAAGATCTTGCCAACAACACTAGTGGTCAGATTATTGTTTATGGTGAACTGGAAGGTGTTAATACTCAGGCATTTGAT